GCCGGTGACGTGCGGCTCTATTTCGATTTTGCTCTTTTATTTTTTCCATGCCGTCAATATTCTGATGTTTCTCCCAATTGGGTAACATTATCACTCCATCGATTTTTTCAACCATCTCAAACTTTTCAAAAATCTCAAGAGCCATACGAACTGTATTCAACGGACGATGGAACGTTTGTGCAAGCATTTCATCGGTGTATACAATGTTTTTAGAAATTGCTAGTACGCCTTTTCTATTCAATTTTCCTGCTAGTGTTATAAGTTTGATCCAGATTACAATAATTGCATCACGATCAGGCAAGGCATCAATTAGACAAATCTTTTCATCGTCAAAAATGTCCGTCGTAATCTTAATCCATTTGATTTCAGACATTACTCCCCTCCGTCTTAATCCACAAATGTTTCTTTTCGTGTCACGGGATCAATATCCACACGTTGACCAGTTTTAAAGTCGATAAATCCTTTTTCAACTTGTGGCGCTTGAAATTGAATCTTCTTTTTTGCTCTCATGGCCATTTTTAGCTTGATATTCATCATCAGCGATTCAATCAATACTACTGATACTACTGTGCCTACTGCGATAATTTGTAAATTGTTCATGTTTTTTATCCTCTTTTTGTGCTATAATATAGTCAAATAATTTTGCTAAGACCTTGTCCAGAAGCCTTTTAGTAAAGTTATTATAGTTGATTAGAGAGCCATTCCTTGATGGCTCTTTTTGACCATTTTTTACCAGGGAGTTCTTTTGGAAATCCCTTCATGTAACGATAATTATTTGAAAATGTGTCATAGTTGATACCTAGAAATTCGCAGGTAGCACCTATGCCCATCAATTCAGGATAGTGGTCACTATCTTTTTCTATTTCAACCAATCTTGTGATTGTGTCCTTGATAATGGATTTAATCCATTCCGATAGTGAAAGTAGAACATTGTCCATCTTCTTCCCCTCCTACACTTCGTCAAATGAGTTCAATTTCATGATTTTCATCTTAGTATTGGTACTTGGTTCCCAAGTCATCCAATATTTCAATGCTGCTTCTGCGAATTTCTTTGGCAGTAAGTCATAGCGACTGATATTAAAATGATCCTTGAAATCAATCTCTGCTTGCCTGAAGACAGATTGAGCGAAGACTTTATCAGCATAAGCTGGACTATCAATACCACCCAAGCAAGCCACAACTCGAGCCTTGCGCTTCTTCAGTAGCGATTGAGCATAGCTTGGGTGAATCGGTTGCTCACTCTTGAGGTAGTCAATATCTTCCAACATGGTCGCCTGCTGTTCACGCAACTTCTTCTGGCCAGTAAACAGAGCGATGAAAGCATCTTCATCCAAGTCCTCTCGGATAAATCCGCCTTGTTTTCTAATAGCTGGCAAGACCTCTGATGTCACCCAACGCTTAAACTCTTTTGCTTGAGGTAATTTGCTGGATAAGATAAGAGAGTAGAGACCAGATTCGTTGATGATGATAGGGTTTTGATTTCTACCCATGGCGTCACGAATCGTTACCCCATCTGTCTTATCATCATCATCTACATGGTCAAAAATTGCTTTTCTTGAATTCGCATATCCTAAGATATCCGCAACATCTTTCCCAACGAACCACGGCTCGTCATCAATTGTCAAAGTACGGACTTCTTGCCCGTGAAAGTTAAAAATTTCGTTCATAGTATTCCTTTCTAAATTTGATATAATATAAATAAAATTCGGAGGTGTAACATGAAATTTGAACCAGAACTAGTAAGAGATATTTTGCTAGATATTGAAGAATTACATCAATATCCAGAACCGTTTGTTTTCTCTAGTAACTCGAAGTTTAAAAGAGCTAGCAAGTATGAGATAAATACTATTGTTTATCACTGTAAGTTACTATCAGAAGCTGATTTTATAAATTGGTCTCCGACCTTTGACGGTTCAAATTCTTTGTATATTGCCTTTGTTCATGGCATGACTTACCAAGGGCATCAGTTTCTTGATTCAGTGAGGAGTCCTAAAGTTTGGAGAGAAACCAAGAGTGTCGCTGAAAAAGTAGGTGTGTTTTCTCTAAACTTTCTATCTCAAACCGCCTCACAAATCATTACCAATCTTGTAACAAACCCAGAGCTATTTAAGTAAAGTATTTTTAAACGACTGTTTGACAGATACTATATGAGGCGCTTCACGGTTATTTATATAATTAACCTGAATAAGTGTCTCTGGCACTTCATCTTTCTTTGTTTCCCAAATTATCTTGATACCTTGAAGACCAATATCTTCTGCTTGAAAATCAATCCCGTTCAAAATAACTCGTGGAATACTAGAGTCGCTATCTATCTTAATTTCTAAATTTTGGATTGGTAAAAATTTTTTTGCTTGATTAGTCATCTCTCCCCCTCCTACTCAATCACCTTACTGCCGACTACCAACCTTTTAACGACAACATCCATCTCCTTAAACTCGGCATTCTCTGCACAGTAGCGGACGCTCTCGCTGATAATGTGACAAATAGATACTCCGTACTCATTCGCCAGCTCCGTAGCAATATCCCAGGCATCTTTGTCAATCCGTGTTACTTTTTGCGCTGCGTTGTTCATAACATTCCTTTCCTTACTTTTCCCAGTGTTAAAATAGTTTCCCAAACATCTAGTCCCTCAAGACTATCGATCATCATCTGACTCAGTTGGTGATTTTTCTTCTGCCAATTCAGTATTATTTTCGCTTGCATGTATGGACCTCTCAGTGATTTCTCCAAGGATTCTCAATTCCTAAAACATCTACGACTTTTTCTTTCACATAATCACTTCCTTTGCCATACTTCAGTAGTTCTGAAATGACCGATGGTGTTACAAATACTTGTTTTGCCAACTCAGCTTGAGTCATATCCAGCTCAATCAAGCGAGCTTTGATTTTAGCCTTGATTATCTTTAGCTCTTTACTCATATTCTTCCTTTCTATTGTTCTACCCTTTCTGCTATAATAAAATCAGAAGGGAGGTGATTTAATGACACTGTCTGACAAAGAAATCGCTTTAGAACTTACAAAGATTACCGTTGAACACTTTAATATTAGAGTTGCACAAAGTATCCGACAATCTGGATTAACAGACGAAATCATTGAACAATTCTACAAGCGATTCTATGAAACTGTTACGAATTTAAAAGATAATCATCCAGAATCGTAACATCTATTTTGAGCACATCTTCTGGATGTGCTTCTTTAATGTGAGCTATTTTTTCAATAGCTTCATTTACAGACGTACTTCTTAGAGAGATACTCAGCTTTGCCATTCCCTCTCTCCTTTCTTTTTAAAAAATTATCTAAAAAGTTAGCGAATTTTCTTGACATTTTTAAATAAATGATTTAAAATCAAAACATAGAGAAAAGACCTACTAAAAGTAAGGTTATACCTAGAAAACGGACGCCAATCAGTTTATTAGGCTTTATTTTTTAGTTGTCTTATTCGCTAACTCTTTAGCTTACGAATATAATTTTAAATTATTTATTTAATTTTGTCAACAGTTTTAATTAAATAATTTAAATATTTTTTTCGTAATGCTTAGAAAGGTTGATAAAACAATGTTTCTGACATTTGAAAGAATAAAAGAACTTGCAAATAAACAAGGTCTTTCAATAAATGCATTAGAAGAAAAGCTTGGATATAGTAGAAATACACTCTACTCCTTAAAAAAACAAAAAGCTAGTACAGAAAGAATGCAAGAAATCGCTGATTATTTAAATGTATCTTTGGATTATTTGCTCGGTCGCACGGATAACCCAGCAATCGCTGGTAGTCATGACTACAAATGGGAAGGTAAGACTCTAAACGTTGAAGAAATGGCATCTAATGTCATGATGTTTGGCGGTCGAGAATTAACAGATGAAAAGAAGAAAATCATCCAGTCTATCATTGAAGGTTATCTCAAAGAAGCTGGTGATTAGAGGTATTTCTTAGTGACTGAAAAAGAAATTATAAGTCATTTTCAGATTCGTATTATCGATTTTGATGGAGATTTGATGCCAGACGAACTTGGATTTTACGAAAAAGAAACCAATACAGCTTTCTTGTCGAGTAAGCTCAACAAAGAAGAGAGAGTTAAGGTCCTACTTCATGAACTGGGACACAAGGATCACACACGCTCAGAGTACCAAAACGCTCGCCTACGCTGTGAAAACGAAGCTGATAGGAATATGATCCATCATCTCGTAAAAGACGCGCTAGAAAGCTTAGACGACCCCACAGAGTTTGATTACCTCAAATTCATGTCCTACTACAATCTAAAAACCATGACAAATGAAATCATGGTAAAAGAGGAATACTTTGCATTGATGGAGTGAAAGGAGACTCCTATGTCTTACTCATATGTTGCTTTAGATGTTGAAACTGCGAATGACTTTCGCGGTAGTGTTTGTTCTATCGGATTAGTAAAATTTAAAGATGGAAATATTGTTGATACTTTTTACACTTTAATCAATCCAGAAGAAGAGTTTGATGATTTCAATATTTTCATCCATGGCATTGCACCTGAAGATGTTCTTGATTCACCTACATTCCCAGAGGTGAGAAAGGCGATTGTTGATTTTATTGGTTCTGATATAGTTGTAGCCCACTTTGCACAGTTTGATATGGGTGCTCTTAAAGATGTATACCAAAAATACGAGCTGGATTTTGATAATATAGAATATATTTGTTCGTATCGATTAGCCAAGGTCGCTCTCCCTGGACAATTGAATTACAAACTAAAAAGACTAGCTAAAAATTTGAATATTGAGCTAGACCACCACAACGCTTTATCAGATGCACGAGCAAGCGGATTGATTTTAGAATACTTACTATCTACAAATTCATTTTCCGACCTCAACGCTTTTTTAAAAGAATATAGATACAATAAAACCGGCTTACTTGGTCAGTATGGATTTAAAAGAAAAAAAGGTTATCAATACAAGGAAAACCTTATCTATCAGCCAACAGAAGAAGAAAAAGCAGCAATGAACCCAGACCATTATTTTTACGGTTTATACTTTTGCTTTACTGGAAAACTCGAGCGAATGACTAGAAAAGAAGCTAACAAAGCTGCTGCGTTAGTTGGTGGTGTTCCTGAAAAAGGAGTGACCAAACACACTAATATCTTAGTTGTAGGGGAGCAAGATTGGAGAGTTGTCGGCACAGATGGGTTAAGTAGTAAAATGAAAAAAGCACAAACCTTGTTAGAAAAAGGTCAAGATATTGAAATCATGACAGAAAATGATTTTATAAGATTACTTGAGGAATAGTGTAAAATTATTTGTTAAACGAACGGAGGAAATATTATGGCATTATTTGGTGGAAAAGATAAAATTTCAAAAAAAGATACTCAAAAACAAAAATATTATGCGGATGCTATCCCATATTTTGAAGAAAATGACATGATTCATATTCTTGAAAAATATCCTGAGCAAGCTGCATACATAGGAAATATACTAAGTAGCAAAACTATCGCTTTAGCAAATGCAAGCGGTCCTGGTGCGTTTGAAAAAGTTCAAATACAACAAAATCAGATTATCATTCAACAAAATGAAGAGATAATTTCATTGTTAAAAGAACTTAAAAAATAAAAAAAGCCCCACAATCGCCCTCGCCAAAGTTTGATTGTGAAGCTTACCCTTATAAAAAATCAGCCATTAAAAAGGCCTCTTTTCTATACCCTATTTTACACCATGAAAGGGGTGATGTCAATATTCTCAATGTTTAGACCTTGTCCAGAAGCTGATAAACAAGGAGAATACAATGAAATATAATAAAACAAAATACCCAAATATCTATTACTATGAGACTGCTAAAGGCAAGCGTTACTATGTCAGACGTTCTTTTTTCTTCCGAGGTAAAAAAAGAGAAAAAAGTAAAAGTGGTTTCACAACTCTCCCTCAAGCTCGTGCAGCCTTGGTAGAGCTTGAGCAACAAATCCAAGAACAAGAACTAGGTATCAATACGAATTTAACACTTGATCAGTATTGGGATATCTATTCTGAAAAAAGATTGTCAACAGGGCGCTGGAATGACACTTCCTACTACCTCAATGACAATCTCTATAAGAACCATATCAAAGCAAAGTTTGGTTCTATCCTGCTTAAAAATTTGGATAGAAATGAGTATGAACTCTTTATCGCTGAAAAGTTGCAGAACCATACTAGATACACTGTCCAAACCCTCAATTCCAGCTTCATGGCATTTCTGAATGATGCCGTTAAAAATGGGAATCTGCTCTCAAATCGCTTGAAAGGTGTTTTCATCGGCCAGAGTGATATTCCTGCAGCTAACAAGAAAGTGACTCTCAAAGAGTTCAAGACTTGGATAGCAAAGGCAGAAGAGATTATGCCAAAACAATTCTACGCACTGACCTACCTGACCATTTTTGGATTGAGAAGAGGAGAGGTCTTTGGTTTGCGCCCAATGGACATCACTCAGAACGACAGTGGACGGGCTCTACTGCATCTTAGAGACAGTCGAAGCAACCAGACCTTAAAAGGGAAAGGAGGGCTTAAAACGAAGGATTCAGAGCGATATGTCTGCCTTGATGATATCGGAACGGACCTTATCTATTATCTGATAGCTGAAGCTTCTAAGATTAAGCGAAAGTTAGGGATTATCAAGGAACAACAAAAAGATTATATCACCCTGAACGAAAAAGGTGGTCTCATCAATCCAAACCAATTAAATAGAAACTTCAATCTAGTGAATGAAGCAACAGGATTGCATGTAACACCTCACATGATGCGCCACTTCTTCACGACTCAAAGCATTATTGCAGGGGTTCCGCTTGAACAATTAAGCCAGGCGCTGGGCCATACAAAAGTCTATATGACCGATCGTTACAATCAAGTAGAGGACGAACTTGCTGAAGCGACAACAGACCTATTTCTTAGTCATATTCGCTAAAAAAATCCCCGCCAATTCCCCGACCAAAATCCGAAA